TTTCCATAAATACGGAAACAAGGAATATCGCTGATGATACGCGAGATTTGATAGCACAATCTTATCTTGAATTGGTTCAGATTTCGGAAAATACAGGAGCTATTGTAAAACCAATCATTCAAATTCAGAAAGATATGGCAGAAGTGAAAAACAATACATCTAAATTATAAACTATGTCAGATTTATTGATAAATACCCAAGACGCCTACACAACATGGGGGGTAAGAATGGGAGAGGGCTTTCTTGATGTACTTGGGGCATCATCACCCATGAAAGAATTTATAGAAAATAAGTCCCGGTTGGAACATGGAAAACGTGTGATAATCAATGACCCCAAAATAGATGAACGGGAAATAACACTTTCTTTTACAATTGAAGGAAATTCCCAATCCGACTATCAAGCAAAGAAAAAAGCTTTCTTTGAAGAATTGTATAAAGGTGTGGTTGATATTCAAGTTCCGGCTAACAGTAATGAGATTTATCATCTGATTTATCTTGGGAAAAGCGTTGCTTATGCACAGAGTTTAGACCAGACTTTCGGAAAAATTTCAGCCAAGTTTAACGAGCCGAACCCAGCAAACAGAACCTAATTCACGACATTGGGTTTATTGTCGTGTATATGAGTGTCCAAAATAGGGCACTCTTTTTTTTATCTGCGAACTTTGGATGCGTTATGGTAGACATCAAAGACATATCCGGTAAGACAAGATTTTCGACCCCCATTAATGCCGGGGCTAAAGGCAGGTTTACCCTGATGAAGGAAGACTATATCATCCTTCCGTTCAGCGTTCCCGACCCGGTGTATTTCAAGCTCGGCGACTACGTGGATTTGTCGGGAGTGCTTGACGAGTCCCTGGGTGGACTGCTGTCCAAGGTCTATGAGATAGTGGATTTGCAGAAACCTGCCTTCAACGCTTCTACCGGGGGATATGACTATGAGCTGCGGATGGACGCGTATTACTGGAAGTGGAAGAACAAGATTTTCAAGTACACTCCCGAACATGCCGGCCATGAGGCTTCATGGTCTCTGACCGCACCCCTTGACGTGCAGCTCGGCGTATTCCTCCGCAACCTGAAGGCACTCGGATATACATACAAGGGAAAAGAGTTTGAGTTCAGCATAGATTCCACAGTGGAGAACAAGGCCGTTGCGATGAGGTACGACAATATGAACCTTCTTGACGCCCTGTTCTCCATGGCCGATAAGGAGAAATGGGACTGTGACTGCTGGATAACGGATAACATAATCCATTTTGGGCGAAATGAATATGGTAATTCCGTCAGAATCGAGTTAGGGGTTGAAGCGTCAGCCATGACCCGCAGCGACAGCAAAGGTACTTATGCGACCAGAATCTATGCGTTCGGCTCTACCCGGAATATTCCGGCAGACTACCGTCCCGTGGATGAACAGACGGTTGTCAACGGCGTAGTCCAGCGCAGGCTGATGCTTCCCGCGGACACGCCTTACATTGATGTGTATCCCGACATGTCCGAAGAGGAAGCGATAGAGGATATTGTCGTATTTGAAAATGTCTATCCCCGGCGTACGGGCACATTATCCGACGTGCATACCCGCACCGAAGAGGTGAAGGACGAGAACGGCACGAAAGAGACCGTCACCTACTACCGCTACAAGGATACCGGGCTGGAGTTCAAGGATGAATATCTTATCGAAGGCCAGGAACTGAGAATCCGGTTCCAGTCCGGCAAACTTAACGGCATGGAATTCGGTGTCATTTTCAATTCCGACCCCAAAGACGACATGCGCGGCGCGCAGCTTTGGGAAATCGTGAGAAACGAGGATTACGGGCGTATGCTTCCCGATGATACCCTTCGTCCGGAAAACGGCGACGAGTATGTCCTTTCCGGTTTCAACATCCAGCTTGTGTCTGACAGATATATCCCCGAAGCCGAACAGGAGCTTAAGGGAAAGGCGCAGGAGTATGCCGACCGACGCAAAAGGGATGACGGTACATATAACACGACCCTTGATTCCGAATGGGTGTATAACGACCGGCTGAGACGCTTCTATGAGTTCGGACAGAAAGTGTTCCTTGTAAACAGGGCTTTTTTTGAGAACGGGCGCGACAGCCGCATACTCGGCTGGGAGTTCAACCTTGACAAGCCCTGGGACAGCCCTGCATACATAATCGGTGAGAGCATGCCCTATTCCCGTATCGGGGATATGGAAGACAAGATTGATTCCCTGACCTACAAGGGGCAGACATATACCGGCGGCGGAAACGGGGTCTATATAATCAGGACGAACGATACGACAGCCCCTTCCGACAGCAATGTATTCTCGGCACGCAGGTCTCTGGTCTCTTTCTTAAGGAAAGACAAGTCTGATAAGACTGAATATCTTTTGAAACTCCTTGCAGGCGGCGAGTTCGGCGAATTCGTAGACAGTATGATTGCCGGCAAGGGTGCAGGGATATTTCCTGATGGCCGGGCACAGGTAGAACGGTTGGAAGTCCGCGGTTCACTATCAGTGCTTGACCTTATTATCAATCAGATTCAAGGAATGGAGTCTGACTACTCCTTTACCGAGATTGGTAAGATAGAATCCGTGGAGGATTTGGGCGAGAGCACCTATCGTTTGAAAATAGAGAAACGCACGGACTTCGACTTCATGAAGTTCCAGGAGAATGATGTCTGCTTTTCCATCATTAATACACTGCTTACGGGCGGTTCCGAGTATCATACAAGCTGGATGCGTATTCTTACTACCAATGCGCAGGAGAATAGCATAACGGTCGTGCTCTATCCGGACAGCGAAGTGCCTGGAGGCATGAACTATCCGCCGTTGGCCGGCTACAACGTAACCCGCAGGGGTAACAGTACGCTGCCTGAAGCAGGCGGCTTCAACGAACGGGCACAGTCGTGGATGATTTCTTCGCGTGAGGGGCGCATCATGTTTTTGTCCAACGTGTATAAGCCAATACTGGAGGACTACAACTATGCGCTGACTTTCGGAAAACTCCCTAACATCAAGGCTCTCGAAAAACTGCCGGTGACAACCGAAGATGTTGGCATCGTTGCACAGACGGTCATTGCCGAGAAATTCTATCAGTTCGATTATAACGGTGATGTCGTTCCCAAGATGGTAGACCGGGGTGTCTGGTCGCCGGAAACGGCCCAGAGCGGTGCTCCTTACCGCTTAGTGCAGCACGAACTGGCAAAGCCTTCCGGCAGCGAATATACCCTGCTGGAACAGCATACGGTCTACCACCTTGGCTGCAAGTGGGGCTGTCTGTCAGATAAGACAACCGATGAACCGAAATGGAACTCCCCGTCGTGGGGACTCCTTGAGGGCGACAGCAGGTATTCGCTCCAGCTCTCACTATCAGGTGGGGAGGCATTCGTCATAGGCGGTGTGGATACGGTAATGTCCGGGCGTATATATTTCGGAACTACGGATATAACGGATGATGTGATGGCGGACGGTGCCACCGAAGTGGAATGGTTCCGTGACAGCGGAAATGTTCCGGCGGACAACCTCTGGACGCCTGAGTACGTGGATGGCAACAGGCTTGCCATCCATATCGACAACGGGAACCAGCACGGGGTCGGTTCAGACTTCGGCTTTGTAAGCAGATCCGTTGCCTTCATCTGCCGGGTATTCATTCCGGTTGAAGGGGAAATGCAGCCTATAGAACAGAGATTTGGTTTTGACATATTATAACTATGGGAATAAAGAGTAACAAACAGCAGGGGCGTATTTATGTGAGTCCCCTTTCCATCCAGGGAGAGATAATCGTACTGTCGGGCAGTCCCGTGCAGACGTATGACAAGCAGCTGCGGGAATACAGCCCCGACCGGACCCTGACACCGCTGGTCATCGTACCGAAGGTATCGGCATTCGACGAGAATATTGTATTCGGTGAAATGGAACTCACGGGGGTGGAGTGGTTCGAGGGCGCACCCCGTGACAAGTCGGCCAACCGCATCGTCGAGGGTGAGTATTACAGCATTTCCGATGGCATCGGCGGTGTGCCCAAATATGCGCTTACCATCTGGAAGAACATTCCGCCGGAGAAGCCGGTGGAGTATTTCGGTATCGCGATATTCACGGACCCGCGCACGAACCGCGAGGTCAGGGTCGAAAGGAGCATCAGGTCGTATTCGCACCTGTACGACAACAAGGCGTATTCGTTGCGCCTGAAGGGTGATACCGTGATGGTGACCGACCCGCTGCGCCTGGCCGACCGTTCCGGCTATTGGAACAGGGAGATAGAACCGCAGCTCTATACAGGGACCGAACCCGTGGATGATGAACACGCCGCATACTTCTGGGACATCCTCGAAAACGGAGCATACCGCCCGGTTACACCGGACGACCCCGGCATCGTCTGCCATGACGGGAATGGAATATATACAAGAAAGCTGATGTATCAGGCGAAGTATGTCACTGGCGCGAGCTTCCGTTGCCGTGCCTGTGAGTATGCGGGCAGCAGACCGCAGGCCCCTACGGACGGGCGGCTGGAAAAGGTTATTGAGGTAAAAACTGAGATGGCAGCTTCCCTCAATTGTGAAATTATCCAGACGAAAGGCTTCACCCTTCCCGATGATATGAAGCAGCCGAGCGCCTATGAGGTACGCATCTTCGACAACCGCCGCGAGTACGGTACAGAGTACGACGAGCTTTTCCGTATCACATGGAAAGGGCAGTCGGGCAAGCCGGGCGAAACGGAGAAGGTGCTGGCAACCGGCGGGCGTACGCTGGAGTTCATTCCGGCGGACAAGGGTTTCCCCAAGGGGCATATCTTCCAGGTATGGGCGGAAGTGGAGCTTCTTGCGGGTGAGTCCCTGATGGGCGATGAGGAAGGCTCTGTTATCTCCTCACGGATTGACGGGCAGACGCAGTTCATTGCCACGGGGCCGGTATATGAATAATAACTTAAACTTTTATCAATATGTACGTAATAGCGGAAAAAACAAAGCTCGAAGGCAGGTTCTTCGGCATGATGAACACTCTTCCGGACGGCAGGGTGTACATTCCTATCAGTGAGATGCGGAATGTGGGCACTCTTTTGGATGTTGACATTATCGGTTCGGCACGCGAACTGAAAGCGATTATTGAGAAACAGTCGGCGAAAGGAGGTAAACGATGAACCAGAATCAGGTGACCGCTTCACTGGCTGTCGTGGCGGTGAGCAACGGAACGACCGTCAACGGGTATGTACGCGTGGATAACGGACCTCTTATCCAGGCATGGACGAAGGAAAGTGACAAGTATATACCGGATTTTGAAGCGTTGGCGGAGGACAAACATCCTATTGTCGTTGTCGTATTGCGGGATGTGAGCAGCGGACGTATCCTTATTCCTTCCAAACTTGTGTTCAAGTATAACGGTACCGAACTTGCATTTGGGGAGGACGGGCTGTGTACTACGGAACAGTTTGCAGGCATGTTCAAAAGAGTAACCGGATACAATGTCAGTGTGGACTCGCAGTCCTATTCCATGACCGGACTTCGCGTCATGAGGAACCTCGTGCCCATCTCCGGATATGACAATGACCGCATAACCATTTCGGGTGAAGTTGAAATCGGCGGACACACGGCAGAGTTCAATGAACTTGCCACCAATGTCATTATCCAGGAATCATCCGGGAAGCAGTATGAGTTATTCATTACTTCTGACAAGGGTACGCAAATAGTCAATCCGGCCGATGTGCTGGCATTGAAGGCATCGCTGTACAGTGGCGGTGACTTAATCAACGATTTGGGCAATATCACGCTCCAGTGGAAAAAGCATCTTCCTTCCGGGGAAGAGAATCTCGGTACTCAAAGCGCACAGAGCATACAGGCATCTGATGTTGACGGTTCTTTGGTAGTGAGCTGTGAGGCTGTGCAGAATGCGAAAGTCATTGCAAAGGGCTTCATTACCGTGTTTGACCTTAGCGACCCCATACTGGCGGCATTCAAGGTCAAGGGGCTTGCTTCTGACGGGCAGATATATCCTGGAGAAACGGGAACGCTGACGCCGTATGCCTATAAACGTCAGTCCGGAGAGGAAGTGGCGGTGGCAAGCTGGGACTTCGCCACATTCGATGGCGAGAACAATCCGTTCACGCTGTCGGGAAAGGACAGCAATAAGTTCCAGGGCAAGGACATCGCACTGACCTATACGGATGCAGCACGCGCCAAGACGTTCAGAGTAATTGCCACGAATACTAATCCCATTGAGCTATGATGACGACGGCAGTTTTGAGTATCGTAGCTGTCAGCGAGCCTGACCCGGTGGAATACGTTGACATCGAGTGCCAGCCGGCTGCCATCTCTGTGGACTGTAACAACGTGCAGATGGTGCCGCTGAAGCTGAAAGCCCTGCACCGCACCGGGGCTGATGCGGCCCTTCTGGATGTATTCTGGCGGCTGCATGTCCAGTCGGCCGGCAAGGACCTCGGTACGGCGGATTCCCCCGGTGCATCGTCCGAATGGGAATACTACCTTCCATCTGAGAAGTGGGGCAATGCGGATTCTATTATCGTGGAAGCGTACCGTGATAGTGCCCGCGAGACCCTTCTTGCTCAGAAGAGGGCCAGCATTGTGCGGCAGAACCCGTCCCCGTTCCCGGTTGATGGTGACTGGAAACCGCTGCCGTTCAAATACAAGAACGGGGAATATTTCCTGGATAAGGACAAAGGCTTTGTATTCATGTGGATGAATCCGGTGGCCGGAAACAGCGAGATGCACCCGTTCGATGACGTAGCCCAGAACCCGGACACTACTTCCTGGAAATCCATTCAGGAATACCCGCTACTGGGCACGCAGCTTTTGCTTGCCAGGAAGATAGATGCAGACCTTATCGACGTGGATAATCTGCGGGTGAAGCACCTGGATGGCGCAGACGGGGAGTTTACAGGCAGTGTTACCGCAACCGAAGGTTATATCGGTGCATTCAAGATAACCAACAGAGGACTTGAAAACGAAAAGGAAAATCCGACCGCGACATTGAGGATAGGCAAGGATGGCGGGAAATTTTTTGAAGTGAATGTCTCTTCCGGGGCAATGTGCGGTATTCGTGGAGATGGGATTACGGCACTTAGTCTGAGTGCCTACGGTGACCATTCAACCGGTGTAAAAGTGATGGCCCAGGCCGGATATGATACTTGCGCGATAGAAGCACAGGGTAATGTAGATTTGAATGCCAGGAGCGGTGAATCAGTAAGAATAAGCAGATTACGGGCTTCCGGACTATCTGTGGGTGTCCAAATTTTAGGCAGCAGTATGATGTCTGCCCCACCGAGCTATACGGTCAGTGATACCGATGACATTATCATATATGGAGGACCGGATCTAAGTTTTGACCCTACCCTGTTTCTTCCAAGGTCAACTACTCCAGGCCGGATTGTATATTTGAAGAACCAGTTGAACCGGAATGTTTCAGTGAAAGGACCTCTGATGAATGCCAATAACAGAGGCACAACCACTGCCACTTCTATCAATCAGATATCCTGCTTTTTCGTTTTTGACGGTAGTCATTGGATTCATTTTTTCTGTGGATAATGGTTATGTTGGATATACTTTTAAAACTCAACGACAAGCTGCTGCATTTTCTTGCATGCCTTGTCATCACGCTGACAGCGGGTGAACTCTGTGCCGTTACGGCAGGCGTGACGAAAGAAGCCGCTGACTGGATGTACAGGAAGAAATACAAGGTCGGTTCGGGATGGGACTGGCTGGACATACTTGCGGATGCTGCCGGCATAGCGGTCGGCAGCGTATTAAGACGGATTGTATTCACTTATTAAACAATAAATGGTGTTCAATTTTTAATCAGATAATTATGGGAGCTATAAAAACGATGAAGGAAGTTGAAAGTGCGCTTCCGAAAAGAAAGGCATTTTACGTGCGTGGTCTGGATAAGGACGGCAACCCTATACTGACACTGGCAGATGAGCTTGGTGGCGGCAGTGGTGGAACCGGTTATATGGAGTACATCACCGAGTATAATGTTTCCGTCCAGCATCCTACTTCGGGAATTGACGGGAGTAACAAGTACAGTCTGGAAGGTGCCATTGCCCAAGTCCCGCAGGAACTTAGAAATATCGGACTGAAGGTCTCGTTCATAAATTCAGCCGGAAAAGTAGAAACGTGGGAGTTCCAGGGAGGAACGTTTACAAGTGCCGGTAGTTGGAAGCAAATACCCAATCAGGCAATGATTGAACGAATTGATAACGATATATTCAACTTAAACGCCGATAAGATTGACATAGATGGAACTTACGACAAAGAGATAACATTAGAACTGTCTCCATCGGCAGTTTGGCAATCCCTTAAGAATATTTTCCCCGAAGGGAAAGATTGTACCATTCACATTGATAACCCGAATAAGCAAACTATATTCTTGGCGTTCTCGTCTGTATCTCCATATCAAGGCCAACAATACTTCTATCCTGATTTGGTCGTTAAAGGGATGAATCATGAAACTATTAGTAAAACAGGTAAAGCTCCTAACAGGTCAGAATATCCATATATACTTTTTAAGGCAGCAGATGACAGCAGCATTAAAACGACAATATCTGCCGGTGAGAATAAAAACATATTTGACGACATCAATAAGGTTTCCAAAAATGTTAATCAGAAAATAGAAGAGCAGAGCCAAATTATCTCGGGCATACAGGATAGTATTGGCGGCAAAGAGATAAATGTTGATATATATCCATTTAAGATGCAGTTTCAGTCATTGGAGAATACATTTCCTGACAACACTACCTTGAATGTTGACTATGCTAAAACCAAAGCGGCTTGGACCGAGGTTTATTTCAGCAAGTCAAGTGATAATAATACGGATGGAGTACAAGATATATACAGAAGCAATAAGCTTGAATCAGGCAGCAAACAGATTGTTGCGCCGTCACCATCTGACTATCCTTATATAATTTATAAGGGATATGATTTGGATGCAACTGTATCTATATCATACACTCTTCCAACTATTGATGAAAAAATAGAAGAGACCAATAAAGAGATAAAGTTGTTAAACAAATTAGACACGCACATACCGACATTACAAGAAACAGCATCAGTCAGTATAATGCTGGATTACATTGATGCCTTTTTTTCCTGGTGTGACGTGGCGAATCCAATGGGTATTCCAATTACTTGTTGTCTTAATGCCTTTATATACAAAAACAGGTCTATTCAAGACAAGGAGAAATTCAAGTCGTTAATACAAGCCGGGAATGGTTTTATAGCGCACGGGTGGAACCCGCATAAAGGAAGTAATAACTTCAGTGACGCTGAGTTTGAAGATACAATCAAATCGGCCAAAGAATACTTTATTTCTCAAGGTTTGAAAACCGAGGGGTGGTGTCCCCCTGAGAATTATATGGATGCCCATAGTGCTGTAATATTATCCAAGTATTATAATTATTCCATCGGAACAATCAGCCAAAGGTATTTCAACGGTGAAGCCAGATTTATCACCGCCAGCACTAATAGATGGTATATCCCAAGACATGGAATGGATAATACAGAGTTGTTAGATTATTCTTTGACATTACTTGATGAAGCGGTCAAGCACAAAAAACATCTTGCCCTGTATACCCATAATACCGCTACTACTGGAGATAGAGATAGGATTTTAAATGCCATCAAAGATTATGTAGACAAAGGACTGCTTGTTGTCGTTGATGCTAATACGCAATATACTTCTCTGCTTAAAACCTGGAGAAATAATATATCTATGATTAAGCCTGTATTCCCGTTTGTTGGGAGTGCTTATTTCAGTGAAGGGGTTAAGGTGTGCACTAATTATGGCACCAGAGAAAAAATAAAAATCTCTTTTTCAGGCGCTCCTACCAATGGGGTTATTACTCTGAAAGAGTATACCACTACATTATTCAGAAACGAAAATACAGACAATGAGGTAGAAGGTACTTCATACACTAATAAGCCGTGGAGTGTAACCACTACTGGCGATATGTCTGTACAGGATATATGTACCGCACTTGCATCCATACATTTGACTTGTCATACGATGATTAATATGGGAGACCATTTGATTGTGGAAAGTGATGTGCCGAGAAAGTGGGTTAATACGATTTCAGTCGCAGAAAACACAAGCGGTCTTGAAGTTAGTATTGAAGTGTTGGATAATGGGGTTGATCCTACTTTCCAATAAGGTTAACACAATTTCATCCCGGCACTTCACGGTCCGGGATGAATATTGTAAGTACTTAATCTTCATTAAACGGATGCTCAAAATCATACGTCACGAATTCCGTTCTCTGGTTGCTGAGAATCCAATAATGGTTCTCTGCTAAAAATAGCCTCTCTCATTTTCGTAAAAATAATATTCCTTAATTTTGAGTTGGTGCTATGTAAATTTAGTTAATGAAATTTATCTTCTACCCGTGGTTCCTGTAGACTAATTGGAGCAAATCTTATAAGTGTATTGATTATAACATTGGCTATTTTCTGCCCTCCGATATTATTAGGATGAACTTGGTCGCCCAAATCTTTGGTTATTGTTAAAGTTGATATTCCACTTAACCCATTTACATCTATGACAGGAATGCCATATATTGCCGCAATATCTTTTATGACTTTACAGTAATCTAATATAGTTAGATTCTGATTATTTTTGTATGGATAATCCGCATCTTCATACTTATTATAAAAGTTATGAGGCGTACATACAAAAATTTTAGCGTTGGGGATTCTTTTGATGATTTTTCTTATCATTAAGGCATAAGCGTAGTAAAAATGTGTCTCATCTCCATCATCTATACTCCCTATTTCAACACTACCTGAAATATCATTTGCTGATGCATAAATAATCAATATATCAGTATCAAGCGGTATAGTAGATACCCGCTCATCTCCACACATATAATCCTTTATTGATATTGTCCCCTCTGAAGGATTGCTTGCATGATAATATCCAGATTCATCAACAAGTTTGTTTTTATATTCAACTGATGTAACCTTAGACCCACCAATACCTCTGTTATAATGGTCAGCCATATTAAAATATTTCCATACATACTTCTGCCATGAAGCCAGTTCTACAATTGAGTCGCCAAACGATGTCATTTTCTTTCCGGAGAAAGCCATACGAAGTATCTCATCATGATTCATAGTTGAATCCATATCAATAGAATTGGGATTACAAGGGAAATAATGTAATGAAACAAAAGCATGAGTATTCTTGTTAAAGTTAAAGACAGCGTATCTATAGGCTGGGCTTTGGTTTATTTTAAGTTCCCGAAATGAATCTGTCTGATTGCCGGTATATCCAATATATGAACCATCTGATGTAAACAATGCTACGGAATAAGCATTTGTAAAAACAGTTTTTGCATCTTTTATATCTATAAGTTGAGTCGTATTATATTCCTCATTGACAGATAGAGAACCATTGGTTGTATTGTATCCTTTGATTAGAATTGATTCTGTTATTAAGTTTTTGCTATAATCCAAAATAGGAACTTCTGCAACTCCAAATTCTGTAAAAATAAAATTCTCTTTACCCGAAAAATATTTACCAGGAACTTCGGTTGTATATAATAACCTACAGTAATTAGACTCTTTTTCCTTGGGAATTTTACTTATATTTCTACCCGTGGCGGCATTGGCTCTCTTCCAATTTAGATAAGTAAGGCCGTTTTCTGTTTTCTTGTAAAAATAGATTCCATAACAATTTGTATACAGATAATCCATGTCACCTATATCAAAGCCGTCAACAACACACCTTCCTTCTGAAGAAATAATATTGCCCGAATTATCAATCGTTTTATTTGATTTTATTTTATCGGAGGATATTTTATTCACAGATATGTTTTCAACATCCACATTCAGTGCTTGCCGAATCCAATTATCAATGCTTGTAAACGTTCCTCCCTGGAACTCCCACGTTTCTACTTTTCCGGCTGAATTTATGAACGAGACCTTCAGTCCGATATTTCTAAGTTCCTGCGGGACTAAGGGCGATTTATTATGGAAAAATGAGGGAAAAAAGACCGTGCCGTTATCTTCTAAATAGCTTCTAAAAGCTGTATAGGGGATTTTTTAAGAAATAAGATATAGTAGAACTTCGGTAGCACTTATAGACTTTTTCAAAATCTTATTGTGAGATATTTTCTCACAAATTTCTTGTTTACTTTCGCTGAAAAGTGATTGTAAATGAGTATATTTGTCATGTTTTATTGGTTAACGCCCATGAATGTGTCTTTAACAGGATGCGTTCGTGGGCTTTTTTTGTTTAATTAAAAAAGTTCGTAGATGAAAAAGAAACTGATTGTTTTGGCTGTTGTGGTGGCCGTGATTGTAGGTCTGCTGGCTTATTACCAGTATGTACCGTTTTGGGCAAGCATTGTGAGTACCGGTGCGTTTATTGCCGGCATTCTTCTCGGTTGGAATGCCAAGGGGTGGAGTGATGAACATGTAACGGGGATGAAGGTATGATGGAGGAACTGAATGAACTGTTCAACATCACCGGCGGGATAGTTACTACTATCCTGCTTCCGCTTTTCGGTGTGTTCATGTTCTATGACAGCAAGAAGCGCAAGGCGGCTGCGGAAGCGAGAAAGGCAGAAGCTGACAATATCACCTCGTATGCTGCTGAATGGAAGGAACTGTACGAGAAAAAGGAACACAGGGTAGTGGAACTTGATTCCAAGATAGACCAGCTTTATGCCGAGAAGAATGAAGACCGCCAGCGTATCCGCGAGCTGACCGAAAAGAACGCTACACTGGAGATAGAGAAGATAAAGCTGGAAGCAAGGCGGTGTGATGTCCGGGGATGTAGCGGGCGGAAGCCACCGAGCGATTATTAATTCGCGGGAAGGAAGGTGTTTCGCAACAGCTTCCTTTCATCCTTTAAACAGGTTACAACTAAAAGTTTAACAAAGTTTTCTGCAAATGTAGAATGATTTTTATTAAGACCAAAAGTAAAGGAGGAAAATAAGAATGGCAAATGTGAATGAATTTGCACCGTTTATCCTGAAGTGGGAGGGCGGTTTCGTGGATGACCCTGTAGACCTTGGCGGAGCGACCAATATGGGGGTAACTATCGGAACATGGAAGTCGTGTGGTTACGACAAAGACGGTGACGGTGATATAGATGTGGACGATTTGCACCTGCTTACCCGTGAAGATGTTGTTAGCCGGGTACTTAAGCCGCATTATTGGGACAGATGGAAAGCTGATTTGATAAAGAATCAGTCTGTGGCGAATATTCTTGTTGATTGGGTATGGGCATCCGGTGCGCATGGGATAAAGATACCGCAGCGGTTGCTTGGTGTTTCTGTAGATGGTATTGTAGGTCCTAAGACCATTGCTGCGGTAAATGCCAGGAACCCGCGTGAACTGTTCGACATGATTAAGATAGCCCGGTTTGACTTCATTGAGGATATTTGTTGCAAGCGGCCGGCAAACAACAAATTTAAACGGGGGTGGATGAACCGGATTAATGATTTAAGGTTTGAGCCATGAAAGCATTGTCGTGGCTATTGGTTGTATTGCTGGCAATCTTATCCGGATGTGCCACTCCTGAAAATGTTGACCGGAATGTACAGATAGACTATTTCAATGGTTTACATCAGATGCAGAACCGCATGGATTCATTGCTGTACAATATGCAGTTGATGCAGAAAGAGACAAACGAGAAGCTATCCAATTTGAAGTTGGAGTATAAAACCGTCTATCTTTCGGTCCCTGACAGTACAGGCAGGCAATATCCGACAAGTGTTAGTCAGACTACTGTTAACAAGGAGGAGAAAGAGCACAAGACTACTGATATGAGAACAGAGGCAACTTTGAAACAGCTCATTACTGAAATTGACGAATTGAGGCAGCAGTTTAATGCTGCCACTTTGAAAAAAGAAAAGGTGGAGGAAGTTTCTTGGTGGCAACTGCATAAGGTTGATGTGTATGCAATCCTATTGGTTGTATTGCTTTTGGTTTATCTTATATATAAGGTGAGAAAAAAAAGTCTATCTTTGTGACGTAGATGTTGTGCTTATCGTTTCAGATAAGTGTTGCCCCGGCTGGAAAGTCGGGGCTTTTTTATTTGCTTTTTATTTGATAATTCTCCCTTGGCTTTGTATTTTTGTGAAGTAACTTTGATTGTATAATACTATGAATAGATTTTTATTAGCCGCTTTTCTTGCTTTTGCTTGGATTACAGCATTAGCTCAAACATTCGTAGATGAAAACGATTCGACCGTAATAACGGAATATAACGATGGAAAACTTTGGGTTTATCGACAAACAAATGATGCTGTGGTAGGACTTACTTGTTACGAAGAAAAGGATGATTACGGGAAATACTATCAGGTAAATGTTTTTATTCAGAATTTAGGTCATTCTTCTTTTACATTTTATCCAGATAGCATTTCTTCTTGTCTGTTAACCAAAAAGAATAAGAATATAGAACTTGAAGTATATACCAACGAAGAATATCAGAAAAAGATAAAGCGTTCACAAGCGTGGGCTATGGCATTATATGGCTTTTCAGCAGGTCTTAATGCTGGAACTGCTGGGCGGTCTACCTCTTATTCCACTTCTTACTCCTCAAACGGATATGCTTATACCACAGTTACTCAACACTATGATGCAAATGCGGCATATCAAGCTAATCTTGCATCTACCAATCAGATACTTACATTGGGACAAATGATGGAAAATGATTGTACAATACGTGAGCAAGGTTATCTAAAAACAACAACTGTCTATCCCAATGAATCTATAGTTGGCTATATGAATATAAAGAGAAAAAAGGGAGAAACCTTAAGTATTAAGCTAACAGTGAATGGACATGTATATTCTTTTAATTGGAATGTGAGCACAAGAAAATAATTCATTTCTTTTTGTTTTATTCATAATGATTATGGCACAAGAAGAATACCAATTTGACGAAGCCTCAGTACAGGCAATCATGCACTGGGCGGAAACAGCACAGTTACCGAAAGAGGTAGTATTGAGTGAATCCGAGCATATCTACGATACATCTTTGTATGTTCGAGCGAACATTAACGACATCAAGCAGCATTATCCGGATGTGTTTTATAATCCGGCTATCATCCGGCTTTACCGGTTGAAGGAATTTGTAGAAGGGTTGGCTGAATAGTCGCCCCCTCTAAAATGTAAATCCCCGTAGCTGCCCAACTACAGAAAGCAATACTATTTCTTTCCGAACACATATTCGATAAGTTTGAAATTGGCTTCATTAATAGGCGTAAAATCTTTCTGTATATAGAGGTCTGTAACTTTCATGGACGAGTCTGTATGGCAAAGCATTTCGTTGACAATATACTTGTTTATACCAGCCTTATTTATTGCTATCGTAGCCATAGAATGCCGGGCTGCATAGAATTGAAGATTGTCTATGCCTATTTTGTATCCAACCTCTTTTAGCCCTATATTGATGGCTCGATTGAGGTCTGCCATAGAAGAAAAACGCTCGTAAAAGTTGAATACGCGTTCTTTGCCTTTGTATTTATTTACGAGTGGCTGTATAATTGGATGTACGCGAACAATCATTTTGGCATTGTCATTTCTTCTGTCTTTGGTCTTGGTACGGTAATAAGTTATGTATTCCCCGTCAAACTCAGTTGCATTATATAGGTCGGCAGAGTTCATTCCCATTAGGCAGAATGATAATATAAAACAATCTTTCGCCAAGTCATGCCTACTGGTATATCCCTTAATCTTTTTGTTATCGTAAGGGAGAGTAAATATAGTTTTTATAGTTTCTTCCGGTAAAGCTCTTTTCTCTGCTACATTCTGTTGTTTTGGCTTATATTTTGAAAGATTCTGCTTAATTCTTATAATGTCATTGTCTTCGTCATTATAATACTCCCTTGCCTCTGTAAATAGACGCAGGATGACGCTGGGGTATAGTGATTGTGCCCGTTTCTTTTCAGACAGGTATTCTTCAAATTCCTTTAGTTTCTGAACTGTTATTTCGTTACAAAGAATAGATTCTCTTCCAAAGAAAGTACAAAATGAGTTTAAAGCTGTTGTGTAATTCTTCATACCCTTTATCTCAGGATGTGAAGCGCACCACTTTTTTGCGAATAAAATAAAATCAATGCCGCTTTTGTCATCCTTGGATGATTTAAGATATTCGGCTATGGTGTCTATGTCTATGGCATTCAATTCTATATTCAGTTTGTATATTTTCTCCCGATAAATTTTGATTAACTCTTCACATCTATCGATTATTTGCTGATTCTTTATTTTGAAGCCGGAGGTAATATCTTTCTTGGTGACATACATGGTAGTGGAGATATATCTTATCTTTCTCTCATGTGTTAACCTGATAAGAACATTCCATGTCTTATCGGAACGCATTTTTTCTTTTTTGATGATTGCTTTAAATGTTGCCAT